CAATGGCATCGGCCAACCTCATGACGCTGAAAGCACTCATCGCCAAGAGCGACGCAAGCACCCAGCTGAAGCCCGGTAACTATGTCGTGGATGATCCGAACAACAATCAAAATCAAGAGCAATGACACCGAACCCAACAAAAGAGGAAATCGACGCATTGGAGCGCGAAGTCCAAAAGCAGAGAAAGGAGCGTGAACGCCGCGTGCGGCACGCAGTAAACCCAGCGAGAGTATGACAGAGGAATGGCGAGATATTGCAGGGTATGATGACTACTACCAGGTATCATCATTTGGCCGCGTTAAAAGCCTGGAGCGATATATCCAGCAGAGCGACGGCATGAAAGCACCTTATCGCATACCTCCGAAGATTCTGAAGCCTAAGCGGTCGCCAAACGGCTACTTGTTCGTTCATCTGTCGAAGGATGGCAAGGCACACCCGCATCGCATTCACCGAATGGTTGCAGAGGCTTTCATACCGAACCCCGAAGGACTCCCGTCAGTGAACCATAAGAACGAGGACAAGACCGACAATCGCGTGGAAAACCTCGAATGGTGCACGGTTGGATATAACAACGACTACGGAACCCGTCAGCAGCGCGTGCAGATCAACCAAAAGCAACGGAGGGCTGTGTGCATGATGTCGCTTGACGGTGAAGTATTGAGAGATTTCCCAACATGCCTGTCAGCAGCGCGATACATCACAGGGGAATCATCTGGCAAGAGTCAGCGTGTCCGCGTGACTGACAACAATATCCGCAGAGCCTGCCGACTGCATCAGCATAAAGCATACGGCTATCGGTGGGAATTTCAGCAGTAAACCCCGGACGCTAAAACGCCCGATAAGTAGAACATCATTTCAAAAAGAAATCGAGAATATGAAACAGACAAGATTCATCCCAACCAATGACTGC